GGTCCCCGGAAAATTATTTGCGGAGGGTGGGACCGGGGGGGCTGTTCGCGCGCGCGAATTGTTAAGAAATTATTTTTTGAACAGGATTTCCAGCGCTCTGCGCGCCTCGCGCCCGTGTGTGTTAGGCGTCGGTAAAAAATCAAAAACTTTCCGCGGCTTTTTCGCCGCTTCAAGCGCCTCAGGCGTGGCAAATACGCCCTCAGCGACTTCATCCAGGCCTTTTCGATCCACGCCCTCACGCGCCAGCGCCTCATCAAGCGCCTCGGCCGGGCAGACCATGACGCGCCCGGCATCGATGAACACGCTCATCATCCCCGATACCTCGCGGGCACCTCAACGCCATGCCGCCGTGCGGTGCGCCTGAGCAGGTCCTTCCCCTTCTCGGTGAGATCGCCGGTGACGCGGTCGTGCATCTCATCGTGCACGGCGCCGGCGAGCGACACCAGGTTCCACATGCTGTACTGATACTCGGGAAACAATTCTCGCGGGAACACATGGTGCACGGTATCGGCCGGCACCATCTTCCCGTATCTCTTTGAAACCTGGCACATATACCCGTCCCTGGCCAGCGCGGCGGCGCGCACGGCCTCCCAGCGCTTGCCCTTGTAGAACGGGTCCGCTTTTTTTGATGTATACACTATATCACGATCCCTCCATGACAAACAATGGCACTATTCGCCCCGCGTCCTCGCTGAAGCGGGCCGCGGGTTTCGGGCGAGACTTGCCGCAATGCGGCTGCGCTTTCGCCCTCAGTCCGGCGATGCCGGACGCTCAATGACTTCCGGCACATGGATATTCAAAAGCGCGCGTCCGTGCAGCCGGTACACGGTGCGCACATCACAGGGAATTTCCCGGGCGATGTCCTCCCAGGTCATGTAATTGCGGTACCGCATCTCCAGCACGCGCCGCTGGTTCATGACGCTGACGCCGTCGATGGCCTCATCGATGAGCCGCTTGACGCGGCACAGCCTGACGATATCGGCCTTGATGCGCGCCTCGGCGTCAGCGAGGGCGGCGACGGCGTCGGTCCAATCGGCGCGCCTGCCGCCGCGTGGCCCGGACTTGGGCGCGGATGAGCGCACGGCCTCGGCCCGCTCGCGCAGGCGCTCCAGCTCCTCCGAGCGCTTGTCAATGCGGCTCTCCACCCGCCAGCCCAGCATCAGAAACTCCTTCGCCGTCATACTGCCTCGCCCTTTCTCGGTCCCTCCCGAAGCGCCTGTTCCAAAGTCTTCCCGTGGCCCATGCGGCTTTTGAGCAGCTTCACCGGCAATCCGCAGCGCGCCGCCCACTCCGCAAGGCTCAGCTCCACGCCGTCGATTTTATATTTCCGCGGCCTGTGGCACACCTCCCGAAGCTCCGGGCAGTCCTTGACGCACTTCGGCTTTTTGCAGTTTAAACACATCTGAATGACCTCCGGCGAATCCTGCCGCCGTCCCATGGTATGTCCCATCAATCCCGCCTCCGCATTCTGCAATATATCCTTGCTCCGGCCACAAAGTCGGAGTATTTCACCTCCGGGAACATCACGCAGCGATAGCCCTTGTAGATCGCCTCGAAGATCTCCCGGCCATACTGGCGCACATCCTCGGCCACCTTTGCCGCCCGGCGTCTGGACACCCTGCGGTCGCTGACCTTCACCACCGGCTCTTTGAGATTGCGGCTGTGGCCCCATTTGCGCTCATACCGACGCTGCTTGGTCAGATACTTCGACAGCCGCTCCGCGCCCTCGTGCTTCATGTCGATTCGGTCGCACCGCGTGAAGCCATGGGGCCAAAGGTCCTTGATGTCCAGATCCGTGAGATGCGGCGCGTGGAGCATGGCGTGGATGTGATATTTCGGCGGCAGCCCGCCCCCCGGGTGATCCTTGCCGGACTCCACCACGTAAAGGTGCATCACGCTTCCCGGGTCGCCCCCGTTGCGCTTCTCCCGGCGCTTGACCCGCCTGACGAAATTGCCCCATGCCCTGGCAGCGTCCTCCAGGCATTCCGGCACGCCCGCGGAGTCATAGACCTTCTGCATGTCCTCGATGTTGGTCATGCCCGGGTCCTCTGCGGGATAGGCCCAGGTCTGCGTGACGAAATAGTCCTCGTTTGTGAAATTGCATTCCGCAAGCCTGAATATCCGCTGCTGGGTGTTTCTCTGATTCAGAAGCTGCTGGGCCGTCGTGGACCGTCTGCGCTTTGCCTCCCGCTTTGCACCGGCGTCTATCCGGGTAACCGGGTAGCAGATCACCTCCAGGCTCGACCCTGCGGTGATGGTCTTCGTTCGGATGCCGCCCACCGCCCTGGCGTCATATTCCCCCTCTGGCAGATCATACAGTATCTCGTAGTCCATCTCTCTCAACCCGCTGTCCCTCATGTTGGCCTCCACCACCACTGTGGCTCTAAATCTAATACAGCATACAAGCCCGCGCAGGGCCACCGCGCATTCTATATATGTAGAAACGTATCCAAGCCCAAACCCCGGCGCACGGGGCGAAGTGTAGTCGTGTAGCCGTGTTGTGAACGAGCGAGCGTGTGTATTTGCATTATGGATAAGCCGTTCGCTCCGTGCGCCGCCGTTCGGGTTCGGCCTCCAATCCCTCCGACCCGCTGCGCGGGCCACCTCCCTTTACACAAGGGAGGCATTGGCGCCGTTGCCTTAGGCTCCCATGTGCAAGGGGAGCTGGCGCGCAGCGCCTGAGGGGTTGTCACCCGTCACCCCTGTGCTACTTCATCGTCCTCCACCTCCTTCTTGATCTCGGTCCTCAATATCGGCATGGTGCCGACCCTGGCCAGCTGGCCGCTGATCTGCTCGGCGATGTCGTCCCGCACCGGGCTCAGCAGCGCCTCACAGAACATGCCGTGATACACGGCCACCAGCAGGTTCCCGTCCTTGTCCCGCGCCAGGTAAAAGTTGACGTAGTCGTCCTTCCCGCACGCGGCCAGGATCGCGTCCTCCGGGATGTACAGGACTCCGTCCCCATTCCGAAGCGCCACGATCTTCTGATCGTAGGCCCATATGGTCCGCAGCTCCTCCAGCTCCTCGCCGTAGATCGGGCGCCTCGCTCGGTAAAGCTCGCCCGTGCGCCTCTCCGCGCGCACGATCATCTTGTCCATCTGCTTGTCCGTCAGCCCAAATACGTCCTGGATGCACCTCGCCTGTAGGCGGATGCCCACGATGGCGTAGCAGTCCGCGCCGTCCGAGAGCCACTGGTTCCCGTCGTCCCCGTCGATGATGATCCATTGATGCGACGCCACGCAGCGCTTCTTGATCTTTGCAAGGTTCACGTTCACACCTCCCTGATCTCGATGCCCCACTCGGAGGCCATCTGCTTCTTTTTATTGATGTACACCCGGTTTTTCCGGGTGATTTCTGACTTCGCGTCGATGACCTCGATGTTGCCGGCGTGGTCCATGATCACGAAGTCGGCGATGTACTTGATGCCGCCCGGCAGATCGAATGGCACCTGTCGAAGCACCAGCTTCAGCTCCCCGGCCCGCTGCCGCAGCATCAGCTCCCCGTAGACCTCGGCCTCGTACTGTGAATCGAACCGCTTGCCGTCGATCTCCACCCGCCGGTTGCCGTACTTCGTCCGCTTTGGCTCCCCTGTGCAAGGGGAGCTGGCGCGCAGCGCCTGAGGGGTTGTCCCTCCCCGCCTCGCCTCATACGCGGCATACTCCTCCTCAGTCCACCTCATGCTCCAGCATCCCCGCCAGCCTGGCAATCTTGCGCTGCTTCATCTCATCGAGGCTCACCGTACCCATGTGGCTCTCCCGGACGATGTAGTCCAGCTGCTCCAGCATGATGTCCACGTCCACGATCTCCTCGATGATGTTGTCCCATTCCGGCGCGCCGTTGAGCCACTTGGCCAGCGCCTGGGAAAGCTCGCCCATCTCCTCCAGCGCCTTGATGATCTGACTCAGGCGCCCGAACTGCCGCACGGCCTCGACGCAGATCTCCCGGTCGGTCAATCCTCCTCACCTCCGAATATTCGTGCAAGAAGGTTGCCTGTATTCTTCGCCAGCTCGTTTTTGCGCATGTACTCCGACGCCTCATGCATCGCCCTGGCGATCATGGCGGACGCCATCATCTCCGGACTGGCTTTGATCATCTCGGCGATTTTGAGCTGGTCCACATCATGTAATGCCTGCTCAACGATGCCTTTTCCTTCGGTCTCCGAGAGTATGACGAACTTGTCACACTCCCAGCCGATGCGGTATTCCGCCCGCAGCTCCTCCGCGGGATCCAGCGCCTCTATCTTGATCCTGTACTTCGCCATTGTCGTACCTCTTTCATATCCACATCCTGAACGGCGTTTCAGCCGTTATTCGCTTGTCTTTGCCGAAGCGTTCCCGGGCAAATCGTTCACAGTCCGCGTCGGTGGGACGATTAACGAACACCTCGCACCTCGAACCCCAGCCGCCAAAGTATTCCCCCGGCCCGCCCACGCTGTCATAATATAGGCTCCAGCCGTATTGGTCCTTTTTGCTGTCCGCCTTGAATCGAATCTTCCGCGGCCTTGCAGCGAGGTAAAGCACCGGCGCTGCGCTGTCCCATGAGTTGGTGATGGCTGTGCATTCGATGGTCCACGCAATGACGCCCGCTTTGCACGCCTCAAAGGGCATGTGCGGCGCATCGTAACCCTCCAGCATGGTAAATATGCTCATCTGGCCTTCCAGCTCGCTCATGACGCTCCCTCCACATTGATGAAGTCGAACAGCGTCGGCATGCCGATCTCACAGTCCGCGCCCTGCAAATAGCCCACGCCATCCCTGAAATAATCGGCGTTCAGCTCCACGCCGATGCCCTTGCGGCCCTTTTTCACGGCCTCGGTGGGCACGGTCATGATGCCGCCGAAGGGGTCCAGGATGGTGTCGCCCGGGTTGGAATAGCGGTCGATGAGCCGGTCCACGATGTCGATCTGCAAAGGGCAGACGTGCAGCTGCTTGCGGCGCTGGGACTGGGTGGTGTTGTATGTGCGCATTCTGTTGATATCGTCCCACACTGAATCGTTCCAGCTTCCCGGCGCCACCACCATGAATGTGGCGGGCAGCCGTCCCTCTGCGTCCAGCTTCTTGGCAAGGGCGACGTGGTCTTCATAGCTGTAGACGCTCTCCCGGCTGTACTTCCTGTAAACCTTCTGCATCCGATCCGTGGGAATGCTCTCCAGCTCCTCCTTGGTCACCAGCCGGTCCCCGCTGGATCGCCAGAATCCGTGGGCGTCGATCTGCCATTGCGCCCGGGTGTATTCGTCCTTCGACCGGGTGACCGGTTCGTCGGCGTAGGCCTTCGAGGTGTCAGTGGGCAGCTTGCGGAAAAGCAATATGTATTCCGGGCAGCCCACGCCCATCTTGGTGCCGTCCTTGCAGCACTCCGTCCAGCCCAGGCGATAGGTTTGATTGTTCTCCCGCACCACGTCCGTGACCACCGTGATCATGCCGAAATACTGAAAGCCGTGCTTCATGCAATGCTGGATTGTCAGCGCGTGAAAGGGCTCCATGGTCGGCATGCCGGTTCCGGTGGTGTTGCCGAACAGCACGCGGTCCTTGACGTGACATGCGTACACCCTGCCCGGCTTCAATACCCTCAGCAGGTTGGGCGTCAGGTAGTCCATCTGCTCGAAAAACTTCTCGGTGTCCGGGTTGTGGCCGAAGTCGTTGTAGGATGGTGTGTATTCGTAGTGGTTGCCGAAGGGAATCGATGTGATGATCTCATCCACCGAATTGTCGGGCATGCTCTCGGCGTTGGCCAACTCGGCAACGCAGTCGTTATTGATGGCCCGGTAGTTTTCGCCCGTGACCTCCACGCGCTTCACTCCAATCGTCCGGCGCATATCGTCGAAGCGCCGTTTATTCTGTAGACCGTACCGCTTCACGATCTCGGTCATGTTCTCGACCATCTCATCGTGCTGCTTCCACTTGTGCAAAAGCACCTTCTTGATCTCCGCCTCCGACTCGGTGTAGATGATGTCGATGATCACCTTCTCCGACTGCAAAAAGCGGTAGATGCGGTGGATGGCCTGTATGAAATCGTTGAACTCATAGTCGATGCCCAGGAATATGGCCCTGTGGCAATGCCGCTGGAAGTTGCAGCCCTGGCCGCTGATGGCCTTTTTCGTGGCCAGCAGCCGGATCCGTCCGTCCGCAAAGTCAATCACCCGGCGCTCCCGCTCATCGTAATCCTGCGCTCCGTAGACTTCCACTGCGTCCGGCATGGCCTTCTTGATGGCGTGGCGCTCGGCCTCCAGGTCGTGCCAGAGTATGAAGTGCGCCTTCGGGTCGCTGTCCACGATCTCCAGCATCTTTGATACGCGGTCGTCGATGCTGTCCCGCTTTTCTTTCGCGGCGTCCTGTAGCGAAAACGCGGCGTCGCGCAGCATCTTTACCTGCCCGTGCTTGTCGGTGCCCGCGGTGGAGTTGTCCACCGGCAGGCAGTGCCAGCGCACGTCCATCTCCGGCAGGTCATAGCCGGTATCGTCATAGCCCAGATCGGAGGGCTTCGATATGAACAGCGCCCAGCTCGAAACCCACAGCCAGAAGTCGTGTTCCCGGTGGGGATAGAGCGTCAGGTTGTTGGCCTTCGTGCTGTCCCTCTGAAAAAACCGGGTCAACGCCTGTCCCGTATCCATGATCTCCAGATATCCGGCGTAGTGTATGAGCTCTTTGTACCGGTTGGGCGACGGCGTGGCCGTACACACCAGCTTGTAGGGTATGCCCTTCAATTTCCGGGTAAATTCCTGGTAGGTTTTCGATCCGTAGGAACGCAGGCAAGACGCCTCGTCCAGGCACACGGCTCCAAACCGGCGCGGGTTGATGTCGCCATCCCGCACGCGCTCGTAGTTGGTCAGCAGGATTCGCGCATCCGCGCGCATGGCTTCGGCGTCGGTGCGCACATAGGGCGGCGCAGCGTCCCACCCCAGCAGCCGCACGGCGTCCAGTTGAAATTCCTGCTTGACGCCCAGGGGCAGTATGATCAGCACCCGGCAGCCCTGCCGTTCAGAGATGATCCGTGCCCACTCCAATTGCTGGGCGGTCTTGCCTAAGCCGAAGGATTCAAACAGCGCCCGGCGCCCGCCCTTCAAGGCCCACACCACCGCGTCCCGCTGGTGGGGTTTGAGCGCCGGGTTGACCGCATCCGGCTCCACCTCAAAGCCGGTGTCCTCGGCGATGTCGATCTTGGTCTGCAAAAACTCTTGGTATGTCATATATCATCCTCACATCACGGTGTAAAACGGGCATTCCCCGTCGTCCCTCGGCGGCGCGTCGTTGGGTATGGCCTCCATGGCCCGCCTCAGACGGCACGCGCGCCGCTTCGCCACGTCGTCCGGGCACATCAGGCAGTGGTCCTCGCACCCCGCCAGCAGCGCCCGCAGGGTCTCAAAGGGTATCCACATGCCATATTGTTTCTCATCCCGCCCCAGCTTCGTGGGGCACTTCATGCCGATGGTGTATGAGGTGTTGTCCAGCGTGATGCTGTAGCTGCGCCGCTGGTCGTCCGGGATGGTGGCGGCAAACTTCGCCATCAGGTTGAAAAGCGCCGTCCGCATGCCCATAAGCTGGAATCCCGCCCGCGGTATCAGCTTCGTGCGCTCCCGCAGGGTGTCGGTCTCCTTGTGCAGTATCTCCAGCGCCACGCTCAGCCGCACCAGCGCCTCCCGCTCGGAGGCCGTCAGGCGCCTGGTCTTCCTGTCGCTCACGATGCTTCCTCCTCTTCCGCTGTGGCCACCGCGTGGGCCCCGAAGTCGTGCAGATCCTTTACGTGCCCCCCGGCGTTGCGGTATGCGTACAGCACGCCGCGCCGGTGCGCTTGCAGGGTGTCCATGAAGCCGATCTCCTTGTCGATGTTGAGCCAGGTTTCGCCGTGCTCGTACAGGTACAGGATTCGCCGGCACTCCCGGAGGATCCGGTCGTCATAGTCGCGGATCTCCATCTCCAGGTCGGTGAGCTTCACCGTCTTGGGTTCAACCATGCCACCACCCCCACACGATGGCGGCCACCACCGCGGCGAGGGTGCCCGCCACGGTCAGGCCCACCACGGCCAGCACGATCTCCTTGAAGTTGCGGCGCTCGGCCTCGGCGTCGGTGCGGTACTGCATGGCCTTCTCGTATTGCCTGTGATAGTAGACCGTCGCCCGGCGGCTCTCCCGCAGGCGCCCGCGCAGGGTGTCCACCATCCGCTTGAGTTCAAGGTTCTCCCCGACCAGGGCCTCGGCGGCCTCCGCCATCTCCTCGGGGGTATACTTCATCATGTTCTCCATGGTCTTCGTCCTTTCGTAGGGTCAAAATCAACACGGCAGCCAGCAGCGCCGTGGATGTGATAAACGTGTCCGGCACGGTGGCGAATGCCGCGCACAGTATGGCGTTGACCAGGATCGCGCCGAAGGCGAAAATGGATGGGTTCACGGCTGCCACCTCTGTTCCGCGCTCGGCCGGCCCGTCCAGGCGCGCCACTCGGTGCCGTAGTCCTCCAGCGGCAGCATCACGCCGCCACAGGCGACCATATTGAACTTGAAGAACGGCACGTCCTCGTAGACGTACAGCGCCCAGTCTTCACCCCCGCTCTTGTACTCGACGAACACCGCGCCGTCGTGCTCCGGGATCTCATTGGGTGTGAGAATCCGCGGCGTCAGCAGCTCCGCAGCGCCGTAAAGGATCTCCGTCAGCTTCTTCATGGGCATGCTGTGCAGGATTACCTGGTCGCCCTTATAGTTCGCCGTCACGGCGTGGATGCCCAGCAGTCCCTTGATGATCTCCTCTCTGGTCACGCTCTCACCCTCCATGCGGTCCGCTTGCGCTGATTCTCATAGGGCGTGCCGCACTGCCAGCAGCGCCACAAACTGCCGTAGTTGGCCAGTGTCAGCCCCACCATGATGCTGGTGCCGTCCATCAGCTGGATGGCGACGTCGCCGCCGTCCATGATGTGAAGCCCCAGGCGGCCTATGATCTTCCCCCGGAACTGCCCGGAGGCGTTGAATACCGGGTGGAACTCCACCGTGAAGGTCTGGCCTTTCTCGATCAGCTGGACCACCCGGTCCAGGTGCATCACAAAGGGCATGTTGCCCCTCGGCGGGAATTTGGCGTTCGCGCTCATGCCGTCACCGCCTCCAGCTGCGCCTTGATGTCCCTGATCTCCGTAAAGATGTCCCCCAGGTCGTCCTGGTACCGGTCGATAAAGCGGAGCCGCGCGGCGTCGTTGCGGCAGCGCTTGCTCATCAGATCCGCCAGCCGGTAGCCGGTGGTGGTCAGCCGCGCCTCGGCCTCCTCCATGCGCTTGTTGAGATTGTAAACGGTGCCCATCTGCTTCAGATTCATTTGTGTGCCCTCCTCTGTAATCTATGGGTTGTAAAAATGCTCCCGATGTGCTATAATGAGGGCGAAAGCGCATTCCATGAGTTTTCGTCCCCTTGGCGCCTCACTGCTGGTAACAGTGGGGCGCCTAATCGTTTCCAATGTCCACGCCCAGGCCCATCAGATTGCCCTCGGCGACGGCCAGCAGCTTGCGCGCCTCCTCGATCTCATGATCGATGCGCGCCACGAACCGCCGCCGGCGCGCCTCGTCCCGCACCCGCTTTGAAAGCACCTCCTCCCGGCGCTTCTCCAGCCTGGCGATCTCCCTGAGCTCATAGGCGCGCTGCTTCTTCATGTCCCGGATCTCTTTGGTGTCCATGTGCTTCACACTCCCTTTGCCCTCGCCGCCTCCTCTGCGGCCTTTTTCTTCGCCTCGTTGATGTTGATGCGCCAGATCGCCCGGTCCACCTCGGCCCGGCGCCGTGCGATCTCCTCGGCGCTCAGACCCGTGCAGCATGCGTCGTCGATGTGCACGATCGCCCCGTTGCGGGCCTTGATGGTCTTGACTATGGCCATGCCCTCACCTCCAGTCTCTCCAGTCTATGCGCCCGGCCCGTTTCTCCACCGGCGTGCGGTTTTACGGTTTCAGCGGTCGAAGCTCCATGGGGTCGGCATAGTACGCAAACACCAGCTTGGACATCGCCTCGGCCAGCGCCGCCACCTTGCCCGCGTCGGACTTGACCTTGTTTCCTTCTTCCTTGCTCATGCTTTCGCAGCGTTCGATCTCTTTTAAGATCAACGCCTTTATCCTCTCCACGTCGGTCACTCGTTCTCACCTCCCTCGGCGCGGATTTAGCCGGGTTATGCTGTCTTTTCCGCCGCGGTGTCTGCCGTCAACTCCTCCACTGTGGTTTCCAGGGCGGAGGCGATGCGTAGCGCGACGGTCAGCGACGGCAGGCGCTTCCCGGTCTCTACCATGCACATCTGCGCGGGGGTGACGCCGACACGCTCCGCCAGCGCCTTTTGCGTCATACCCATCGCCTCGCGCTTTTCCTTGATTCTCATGCATTCACCTCTTGTTAATCGGCCCGACCCGTGTTATAATGTTCATGTCCGTCAGGACGGAAAGGGGGCGGTCGCAATGACCAAACTTTTGAAGTTCTCCGTTCCGATGCCCGCGGGGGCGTGAATGCGGAGGGACCAGCGGGGCTGATACCGCTTAAGTGACACTGCTGTTGATAGAAGTCGCCGTGTATTGGTGATCCGAAGCATCATACGACATGGGGGTAGCGCCCCCGTTACAGCAACAGCCGAAAGCGTATGCCATAGACGACGCACCCAGAATCTCCGATGATAGCAAGCGCGCCTGGCGATGTGACGGTGCAGATGGCAATCGGTAACCAATTTCCAGCGGAATACGTCGGAGAATACACCTCCGGCGTATTTTGTTGTCCCCTTTCCTGCCCTGTGTTGTCCGCGCTGGGCGCGGGTGCAACCTGGTTATGCGGTCTGTTCCGTGGTCAATACACATATTCCGGCTTAATGCCATGTGCTTCACACCAATCCGGTATCGACATCAATTTCACTCGCTGGCCCCTGTTTGGATATCCCCGAACGACATACTGCTTCATGCAGATAATCACCCGATCAGGCGATAACTGTTCCAGCTCCATAGAATCCGGCGCGGTGCGTATAATGAACACATCCTGGCTGTACGTCCTCGCATGCGCCGCAAATGCGATCAGCATACCGTTTGCCATCTGGCGCGCTGCGTCGTGATATTCCTCATGCGGTCCGTGCAGCCTGAATGCAGCCGCAATGGCGTCAAGATCATAGGCCAGCCCGTTTCCCAGGTGTTCCTTGACCCAGGTTGTCTTCCCTGTTCCGGGCATGCCACAGACCAAAGTGAGCATTTCCTGTTCCTCCATTCCTTGCGTTCGTGAGTATCACCGTGGTATAATCACCCCGAAAGGAGGTGAATCCTTTGGATGATTTTAGGTTCTCCCTTGAAGACGGCCAGCTGATGATTCAGGCCTTGGAGGCGCTTCGTGACATGTCTCCGCCAGAATACCTCGACCGTCAATTTGTTGGTCTTGAACGTCGAATTGCTTCGGCGTTCCCATACCTTCACACAGGGGAAATCAAAAACATATGCCTCGGCCTTGAGGCACTATTGGCCCGTAACCCCATGGATTGGAAGGTGGAACAGCTTCACAAGCGCCTTCAAACGCTATTGGACCAGCCGCATAATCCCATCTCACCGGAATAATTTGGGCTTGCTTTATGTTGAAGTTGGCTTCTGCCTGCTCCGTGATCGTTTGCCCGCGGTCCCGGAGCTTTTTTTCTTTTATCTGGCTCACATTCTCACCTCCCTCTGCGCAGGTGCAACCGGGTTATGCGCCGGGCCCTTCCCTGCTCCCTTGCGATTGTATGTAAGACACATTTTGTGTCCTCATGCCGAAAAGAAAATATCGTCTACCGTCCTTTTGTAGTATTCGGCAATGACAACCTTGGCCTCGTCCCGCGGGATCCTGATACCGCTTTCATAGTTGGCCAATGCCGTGCGACCGATGCCGGTTTCTTCGGCCACTTGGGCTATGGTTTTGCCGGTTTCCTTGCGGAGGCTCTTCAATTTCTGGGCCACTACGTTGATATCTATTCTCTTCATGCTTTCACCTCCTTCAAATCGCGCCACGTTTTGTGTCACACATATAATACCACGTTTCGTGTCATGTGTCAACCACATTTTGTGTCATATCGATTAAATAGTATTCACAATTTGTGACATTTCTTGCTTGCAATCTGTCACGTAACGTGATATAATACGCATACAGGAGTTGATTCTGATGGCGAACATAGGAAAAACCATCCGTACTATGCGAATGAGCAGAGGCATGAGTCAGGCAGAACTCGCCGTACGGATAGGCAAGAAGCGATCTGCCGTAGGCAATTATGAGAACGGCACCCGTGAGCCCGATCTTGACACCATCGAGGCCCTTGCCGATGCCTTTAACGTCTCAATGACTGATCTTTTAGGTCACGAAACCAACGAAGAAGAAGAGCTCTGGGATTATCGCGAACAGCTGCGGCGTGACCCCGAGCGCCGTATCCTTTTCTCAATGGCGCGCAACGCGAATATTGAGGATGTTCGGCGTGCGGTCGCTGTGATCGATGCGCTCAAAAAGGCGTCAAACCCCGGCGCTGACAGCGATGAGCCCATCTGATAGCACTTGAGACTCTATGTGAATTGTTGGAGGTAAGCATGATTAACTTTAATAAGAATTCTGCATGGGATTTAAAGCCGATTAAAGTCAATGATGTTCGATCGGATGTGAATGGACTGTTGATCAACGGCGAAGATATCGTAGCGGCTTTCAAGACCGTGCGCGACCAGATCATCTTCACGAACAAGAGAATCATAGCTGTGGATGTGCAGGGAATCACCGGCAAGCGAAAGTCCTATGCTTCGCTGCCATATTCAAAGGTTCAGTATTTCGCGATACAGACGCCCGGCTTCATGGAGCTGATACCGGACTGTGAATTGTATATCATGTTCTCGAATGGATTCACCACTACTTTTGAATTCAAGGGAAGTGTTGATATCGGCGCGATTGGGCGTATGATTTCGGAATATGTGCTTGATTAGAACAAGCATAAGTGTATAAGGAGGTCATACTATGAAGAAGGTCTGTCTGTTGGTCCTCGCCCTGGTGTTGGTTGGTTGTTTTGCTCTCGCTGAGGTCGATCTATCCGGCATGAGCTATGATGAACTCGTCGCCTTGAAAGATCAGATCAACCTCGCCATATGGAACAGCCAGGAGTGGCAGGAAGTCACCGTCCCCGTTGGCGTATGGAAGGTCGGCGAGGATATCCCGGCCGGACACTGGACGATCACCGTCTCCCCGGATGGCAATTCGCCGTTTGGCTCTGTTGTGATCGGCACAGCCTTGAATGAGACCGGCAAGGATATCGACTTTATGACGTCTGACTATTATTACTCGGAAAGTCTCAGGCTTGCCGGTGCCGACGATTACTCCGGACTTGATGAAATGGATTACGATTTCAAGGATGGCGCTTATGTCATCATCAATTATGGTGACGTGATCTTCACGCCCTATGCGGGCAAGCCCTCGCTGGGGTTTAAGTGATACACAAGGCGCTTCGGCGCCTTTTTTGAGGTGTGACTATGAACAGATTGGACCCCTCTGGCCTCTACGCCGTCTACCTGCGCAAATCCCGCAAGGATGTGGAGATGGAGGCCCTCGGCCACGGCGAAACCCTGTCCCGCCATGAGCAGGCCCTCGGCGACCTGGCGGCGCGGCTGGGCATCCGCGTGGCGCAGACCTACCGGGAGATCGTGTCCGGCGACACCATCGCCGAGCGCCCGGAGGTGCGGCGGCTGCTGGAGGACGTCAACGCCGGCATGTGGGACGGCGTGCTGGTGATGGACGTGGACCGACTCGGCCGCGGCGACAGCATCGACCAGGGCGTCATCATGCAGTCGTTTCTGTACTCCTCCACGCTCATCATCACCCCTGACAAGATCTACGACCCCTCGGAGGACTCTGACAGCGAATTCTTTGAGATAAAGCTGTTTTTCGCCCGTCGGGAATACAACATGATCAAAAAGCGCATGCAGCGCGGGCGGCTGGCCTCGGCCATGGACGGCTGCTACATGGGGTCCCGCCCGGTCTACGGCTATGAGCGCGTCAAGCTGCAGGGGCGCAAGGGCTGGAGCCTGAAGGTCGTGCCCGAGAAGGCGGAGATCGTGCGCGCCGTTTACGACTGGTACGCCCACGGCATGGACGGCAGGGACGTCGGCGCGGCGGTGATCGCTGACCGGCTGAACCAGATGGGCCTGCGCACCGACCTGGGCAAGCGCTTTGAGCCCTCCTACATCCGCCTGATGCTGCAAAATCCCGTCTACGTCGGAAAAGTGCAGTGGAACCAGCGCCAGACCGTCTACCACATCGAAGACGGCAAGCGCGTGAAGTCCCGGCCCCGGTCGGACAACATGATCCTGGTGGACGGCCACCATGAAGCCATCATCGACGAAAAGCTGTGGAAGGAGGTCCAGGCCATGTTCGCCACCCACGAAAAGCGCCCCAAAAACGTGAACGCGGTCACCGTTAACCCGCTGGCCGGGCTGGTGGTGTGCAGCTGCTGCGGGCACCACATGCAGCGCAAGCCCGCCCCGAATCGGCAGGGCGACTTCATCTATTGCCCGACCCAGCGCTGCCCCACCTGCTCCACATATATCCCAGCCGTCGAAAATGCCATTCTGGACGGCTTGCGCGCCTGGGTTTCCCGGTATGAGGCCAGCCCCGACGCGCCGGCGCCTGCGCCCTCCGCGGACGCCTCCGCAAGTGCTGCGGCCCGCGCGCAGCTCACCGATCAACTGGCCACGCTGGAGGCCCAGGCCGGCAAGCTGTTCGACCTGCTGGAGCAGGGCGTCTATGATGTCCAGACCTTCCGCGCCCGTCGCGCTGACCTCGATGCCCGCATTGCGGCCACAAAGGACGCCCTCGGCAAGCTGGACGCGCCCGCGCCCGTCGATCCTATCGCCGCCATACTGCCCCAGGTGCGCACCGTCCTCGGCGCCTATGACCTCTCCTCCGCCCCCGCGGATCGCAATGCTCTCCTCCGCACCGTCATCGATCACGTCCAATATAAAAAGGCCCAGCGCGGCTATCGAAATAGCGCGCCGGGTGATAATCTGGAGATCCAGCTGTTCCCCCGTATCCCCACAGATGACGATTGATTATTTGCCTTTTTAAGGATAGCATGGCATGAACAATGAATTATTTTTATCTTGCTATCTCTATTCCAAAAGAAAAAGGCATAGGTCCTCGATCCGGGCATCTCCGGATCGAGGACCTATATTAATCTCCGTTTCGACCGTCAACGTCGGGCGGTTTGTCTTTCGTCTCCCGCATGGTCTCCAGCTTCTCTTTAATCCATTTGGGGAAGGGCACCCCCATCAGGTCCGCGTTTTCCAGGATGCTCAGGCCCTCGTTGGCAATGTAATAGAAGACCGTGGCAGTCTGGAAAACCATTGATGTGTTGCCGATGGCCCGGTCCAGCTGCGTGGCCACCAGCACGATCAGCATGATGAAGCCCTTCTTGGCGATGCCGATAAAGCCCACCTTGGACGACAGCCCGCCGCCCTCGGTCTTCGGGCTCTTGCCCGCCAGGGCCACCATCCAGCCGGTGATGTAGTCCACGGCCATCATCACGGCCAGTATGGTCAGCGTGGCCGTCCACTCGCCGTAGAGTCCCGCGATGACGCCGATCACGGCGCACACCGCCTTGAATATCTTATCCCACATGATGTATACCTCCCTTGCTTATGTGGTCCCCATGATCCAAAATATCAGCGCGACGGTCAGGATCAGCGGCCATGGCATATCATCACCACCCAGAGTATCACGGCCAGCGGCGCGGCGATGCTGAGCACGCGCCCGATGGCACACAACACGATGTCCGCCCAGGCCACCCAGATCAGCACGGCATTCACGCCGCCACCCCCGGTCGATAGAAGATGAAGAACTGCTTGCGCTGCTCCTCAAAGGCTTTGAGCTTCTGCCTCTTTCTGGTGTTGCTTGCCGGATCGTTGGCGTACATGTAGGTGTCGTCCGTCTTCCACAGGCAGATGTAATGGCCGCCCTTTGTCCAGTAACCCGGCCCCATGGACGCCACCACGAACGCGCCGTTTTTCAGTGCTGCCCGGGTGGTCGCCATGGATTTGGTCTGGATGAAGCCTGTAAACCCGTAGGCCTTGGCGATGGATTTGAAAAAGCCCCAGGCCGTGCCGCTGGATCGGGTCCGGAAGCCGTGCTTCACGGCGTATTGACACATCTCCACGGGCGTGATCTTGCGGTCCACCCACGTGGCCATGATGTCCGCCATGGAGGTGGGCCCGCAGCCGCTGTTGGCGATGGTCTGCGACTTGTTCCCACAGGCGGTGTAAACCACCTTCCCCCACCGCTTGTCGGCCTGCTTGTAATCGACGGGCTGCGCCGTGCCGGTGCCCGTGGCCTTGCCGGTGCGGGTGTACTGGCAACCCCAGAGCGCCAGCCAGTCATTGTGCGACACGTTGCCGGTGACCTCCAGCCCCGCGGAGACCTGGAAGGCTTTCACATTGGCGCGCGTCCCGTTGCCATACTTGCCGTCGATGGTGCAGCTCACGAGCGCCTGGACGGCCTTGACGTATACGGATTTGGAGTAATCCATGTAGGGCACCGGCGGCAGCGTGTCGGCCAGCGCTTTGAGGGTCTGCGGCCCGGCGATGCCGTCCGCCTTGAGGCCCTTCTTGGTCTGGAATGCCTTCACGGCCTTCTTGAGTGTGGCGTCGAAGGTGTCCTGTTTCTTGCCCAGGATCAGCAGCGACAGCGCCCGCACCGCCTGCTTGGAATTGGATTTACTGCCCTTCTTCAATATCATCTGCGGTCACCTCCACTCCGTTGATGATGACGATGTCGTGCGCCACGGGCTCGATGGGCTCCGGCTCCAGCTCCGGCCTGTGTATCCGCTCCAGTATCCATGTAATGATCCCCATGCTGCGCCTCCTCTCTGGTGTTCTATACAACACGCCGCCCGTGACGGGCGGCGTGTTTGCCTATGAGTCTATGCGTATTTGCGGTAGGAGTTTTTGACCTCGGTCTTGTCCAATACGACGTACTGCATCGTGGTGTCCAGCTTGTCGTGTCCGAGTATGGCGGCGACCTCCTGGATCGGCATGCCGTGCCGGATCAGGTTTGTGGCGAGCGTCCGGCGGAACTTGTGCGGGTGCACGTGGTTGACGCTCGCGCGCTCCGCCAGATGGCAGAGCATGTATCGCACGCCGCCCGGTTTCAGGCGCTCCGTGCCCTTGCCGATGAACAGCGCGAGCAGCGCGTCCGTGCGCTGGGCGAGGTATTCTTTCACCAGCATGCCCGTCACCGCATCGAGGTATACAGTGCGCTCTTTGTTACCCTTACCCAGCACAGTACACTCCAGATTCACGAGGTCAATGTCGGTACGGTTGAGCTGCGTCATTTCAGAAATTCGACAACCAGTAGATTTCAGAAAACACACGATAGCGCGATCCCGGATGCTCGTACAGCTATACTTTAGTCGCTCGATGTCGATGTCTGTGTAGGTTACCTTGATCTTCTTCTGATACTTGATTGCACCTAAGTTCGCCGTGGGGTTTGTGTCGATCAGGCCCTCTCGCTGTAGCCAGTTGAAATATGCGCTGAATACCTGTCGGTTGCCCTCCAGCGTGCGGTCAGAGATGCCACGCGCCTTTTCCTCCGCGAGATACTGTCGCAGGTGATATACGGTGATGCTGCGCGTCCTGACTTTCACGACCTCCATCATGCGGAGGATCGCATATCGATAGCGCTCGATGGTTTTCGGACTCCGGCCCTGAATCTGCATCGCCGCTGTGTAAGCATCTAACAAGTCGTCCTTGTCCATTGCTCCCAGATCAGTTTGCGTGAGCTGATATCCTGCGAGCTGGTCGGCCAACACCGACAACACTTTACCCATGTCCGCCGCCGTGATCTCCGTTGACAATTGTTGCTCCATATCCTTGAGCAGCAGCGCTTTTGCCTCAATAGACATATTTGTCACCTCCTGCTTATATTATAGTCCTTTTAAAGACCATAGTCAAGTCTTTTTTGAGACTTGACGCAAGAGGGATGCATATGCTATCATGTTCGGGAGGTGGTTTCGATGATTGTTTATACGGACATACTCAAGATGCTTTCTGAATCAGGTTGGAGCACATATCGTGTAGCAAAGGAGCATCTGCTATCGCCCAGCACTATTGACCGCATTCGCAACGGCTCACCGATCAACACCACGACCATTGACACGATCTGTCGATTGTGCGAATGCCAGCCCGGAGACATCATGCGTTACATCCCGGATAAAAGGGAGCAGGAATAACCTGCTCCCTTTCTTCACGTCCTCTGTGCGGGCTTCGGAGCGATGCCCAGAGCTTTCGCCGTCTGTGCGTCCATCTCCTCGTAGAATTTGCGAGTCCGGCTGTAGACCACCCTATCGTCCTCGTAGCTGCTGATCCGGCTCACGCCCATTTCACACAGCCATTCCGCCCACGTCGGATAGCGCGGCTCGGGATTGGCCTTGCCCCAGGCCAGCACATCCTTTTCCACTTCCTCCGGCGACGCCGCCATGCGCTCCAGCATTTCACCCGCCAGCTCCGCGGGCATGCGGTTGATCGTCGTGATTATCTCTACAAAACCCGCCATTTTCACGCCTCCTTCGTATGGTCGATCCTGATTTAAAATGTTAGCCGAAATGTAAGGTGCTGAAAACACCAGTATTTAAGGGCTTTTTCGTATTTCCACGTCACCCCCTCTTTAAATCATCATTGACATATATGTTACAATGGTGATGAGGTGATGAGCATGGATGATCGCAAAACTGCCCGTGGTCGCCCTCGCCTCGGGTCGCCTAACCCGGACAAACATATCAAGTTCTCGATGTCCCTGCCGCCCGATCTGTACCAGCGTCTCATTGCGTACTGTGAATCGGAGGAGCGCGAGAAGTCTTTTGCCATCCGAAAGGCGCTCGACCCGTGGTTGAAGGAGAGGGGCTATTAAAGCCCCTCTCCTGTGTAATGCGGGTGTGGATTTGCACCACACATGATGGAAATGCTGTTCGGTCGACGTGCCCAGTTTCTTCCATCGGCTTACCGTATGCTTCCTGCGTCTACCTATTCCGCCACCGCATTACAGTAATTATCGGGAATACCAGTATTTCCCAGCCTTACTTAAAATGTTATTTAAGTTATTAGATATTATTCTCGTACAACACCTTGGCCGCAATCAGACTATCCGATGTGACACCAGACACATACGGATCAAGATTCCTTTAAGTTACTTGATTCCATTTTCAAACAATACTTTCCCGGCGATCAAGTTGTCTGATGTTACGCCTGTGATGTATGAATCCATTGATATAATTGCTGAACTTGTGTTAACCGTCCACACTTCTACGGGAAGCAAAACCGCTTTTGCGTTTTCAATACTTTCACTTATGCCAGAATCATAAAAATACAGATCAGCAAAAACTTCATTCTGCCCCGTTTTCCATCCAAGAATGGTATCTGCTAATACACTCGACAAATCAATTGAAATAAATCCAACCCTCGCTGTTTCATCATAATCGTTAATATAATTTATATAGGTTAAAGCCGCAGAAATCCATGATACTTTTCCGTCCATTCCGTTCTGCTTCACAAGATCAACAAGGGATTCAATCTGTGCCTGTGTTCCTGCTTTCAGTTCAATATAGCACTTTAATCCGATGCTTCTGCACAACTTGAGGAAGTCCTCAAACTTCGGAATCTTTGTACCCGAAAAAGCGGAACCCTTGTAAATCCCGAAATCATAGTCCTGCGATTGTGCGTAGGTAATATCCGCAATGTTAACAGTTGACGAAATGGATGTACCGTCAGCGTTTCGTGCTGTCCTGTTAATGCTTTCATCATGCAGAAGAACAGGAACACCATCAGAAGTAAACCGCACATCCGTTTCAACAATCCCAAACCCTTTCAAACGTGATTCCTTGAAAGCAATCAATGTGTTTTCCGGGCAAGTATTAAATCCCCTGTGGTTTACGCCGTTAATATTCTGATTAAGCATCCATCCGTTAAGTGCATCGGCGTTGTGCAGATCGTCAATTTCATACTGAAGAACAGCCGTCCCATCCGTTATGATTGCCGCATCTACGCTGTCGTATGTCCTGTATGAAAACCGGATGTATTTCGCACCGCTTGTTGAAATCGTTTTGTAAAGGTTGATTTTTTCAACGGTTGCATTGCTCAGCATTACGGAACGCGACCCGATGAGTGCTTTTCGTGAATCATATTCACAGCAAGCAACCCACATTGATTTTGATTCCGGGAATACAAACCGAAGCGTAAAGTTCATTCCATTTACAACGGGTATAAAATCCGTTGTAACTTCTTTCGCCGATGTTTGTGCTTCAATGCCACCACCCACCGAACTCAAATATCCGTTTGTCAGCGGCATCCGCACCGTATTGCTTAACACAATATTATCCGTGTTCGCCTTTATGCTTTCAAACGCAACGCCTTTATACCCCTTGAATAAAGCGGCAAGCGTGTCAGGTTTCGTGTTTGGTGCATCATCCGGCGTATTTGATATATTGAATACATATTCACCTTCGTATTCGATCATCAAATCACTTGTGCGCCAAGAATAATAACCGTATGTGCCATCCGTCTTTTTGTATCCGGTATAATACCTTGCGCCTGTATAATCGGTTAAACCAACAACATCCCCCGGTTTAAGTGAAAGTGTTATCCCTTTCTTTGTTCTTACACGATATGGGGATACTGTATAAATCCATCCACTATTTGAAATTGCAATTTCCCCAATTTCAAACAGATCAAGAATGTCTATTTTACCAATGCTTGTTTCATTTTTGCCGACTTGTAATTCTGTTTTTCCTATCTCGTTCAATGCATTATTGCATTTCAATGTAACAACGTATTCAGTCCCAAGATTATTAAGAGACCCCGGAAATGCCATCAAAAGTTTTACTGCATTTTTGGGCAAGGTTACAGTAATTACATCCCCGGCTGTTTTTGTAGTGTCCCTGTTCATCCATGTCCAAACACAAATATCATTTTCGTCAAACGCAAGATTACCATAGATTGTTGATGCGGACGGAGTGCCGATAGGGAACGAAACTTCTTTAGATAACGTAACATCAAAAATATATGAAAAGCCACCTGTTGTGGATGTCTTTGTTATCTGTGAAAAAGATTTCCCAATACTTGACGATTGAGCATCATAGATTTTATTTGTCTCATACCGATTATCGGATATATACGTTTTTGTGAACGTAAATGTTCCCCCGTTTATTGCGCTCTTTAACTCAGCCACTTCCCCCGCATCCGCGGCGTCGATATTTGCCCTGGCCTGCTCCTTCTGGGCGTCGGTGAGGGTCTGGGCGGCGTCATAGCGCACGGCCTGGGTGATATTGCCGGTATCACCGCGCGGGATGGTGAAGTTAAGGACGGGCGCTTCGGGCGTCCCGGTGATTTCCACCTCGGCGTCGGTGCCGGGCGCGCCGGTGGTGACGGTGCCGACCGACAGCTGGGGCGTCGGGCCGATCTCGCCCTGGTCTCCGGTTTCGCCCTTATCGCCGCGCGGGATGCCCAGGGTCAGCACGCCCTCGGCATAGCTGGCGGTGGCGTCCGAACCGGCGGGCAGGGTCTGCACCTGCACGGACAGGTTTTCGATCTCGGCAAGATCCTCGGCGATCTTGCCCAGCAGCGCCTCAAACTCCGCCTCCGTGCCGGTATATCCCCCGGCCAGTGCGTATGCGTATGCGGTTACCATACCCAGGTCTTTATCATTGACAGTGATAGCCATTATGCTGCCCCCCTAACATAGAGATGTCCGTCTGATATGTAGAAGTCCACCAGCACGTTGCTGGTGCGGTTGTAGATGAGATGCCCCCGCTCATCGATGTGAAAGTACATGTAGCCGGCGTCCTTCGCGGCCTGCTCAGCGCGTTCGGCGGAGCTTTCAGCTTCCTCCGCGGCGCTTTCCGCGGCCTCTGCGGCGGCTTCGGACTTGCCTACGTTCTCCACCAGCGCGGCGATGGCCTGCTCGATGAGGGTCTGCTGGGCGGGCGTGGGCTCCTCCTGATCGTCCGACCAGGCGCCCTCCGGCAGGCTGTAGTTCACCAGCGTGGAGGTGGCACGCACGGCGTCTGCGCCGCTGCCGGACACGCCATACACGCCGAAGCGGATGCACCCGCTGTCCTTCAGCGCCTCCCAGGGCACGGTCGCGTCGTCCTGATCGTCCAGCATGACGCCATATGGCGAGGCGTTGCCCTCGGCGTCCCAGAAGAGCGCCACCTTTCCCAGGCCGTCCCAGCTGTCGTCAAAATCGAAGTGGATCTTGTCGAAGGCGACGCTGTCGGCCGCGAGCGTCTGCGCGGGATAGAGCCGCAGCTCGTGCCCGGTCAGATATGCGTTTAAGGTGTACACGGTGATCCCTCCCTCTCGTATTTCTCCAGCCGTGCTTCCAAGCTGGCGACCTTCGCCACCAGGAAGCCGATGTAGTCCAGGGATTTAAAGCCCATATCGTCCACGCTCACCAGATATGGTGCGACGGCTTCGACGTCCTGGGCAAAGTATCCGATGTGCTCCCTGTCATCGTGGCGGCCTTTTTTCTCGTTCCACTTGAAACGACGCGCCTTGATCCCGGCGACGTCCGGAACATCGCCACACTCTGTTTTCAGGCGTTCGTCGGATGCCTGGGTAAGGCTTCCGGCTATCCATTCGTTACCGGCCCAAGTCAAAGTGCGTATGTTCTTGCGGGTTGTGCTATCGCCTTGACCTACGATTTCGACATACAAGTATCCTCCATCAGGGGATGGATCTGGGATATTATACTGTCCAAATACGTGTAGTGCTTCTTTGTTTGCAATAGTCCCAACGCCTTCGGCATGACTACCATATTCGTTTGCAGTCGTTTTCTGTCCCTCTGCGTGACTTCCCCAACCACTCGCGACCGTTTCTTCGCCTTCTGCATGTGCGCTTTGACCGTCTGCTTTAGTCTTGTGGCCTTCAGCATGGCTATAATAGTTGCTCGCAATGGTTTCGCTGCCCTCAGCATGACTAACCCACCCGCTTGCTGTCGTTTTTTCCCCTTCTGCATGAGCGTATCCATTGCTCGCAATTGTTTCGCTGCCCTCAGCATGAGACCCGTTGTAACTTGCAATAGTGCCAGAGCCTTCTGCGTGACATGCATTTCCGTTTGCTGTGGTGTCCGCTCCCTCTGCATGACTACAAATTCCGCTTGCTTCATTGTTGTTTCCGCAAACAAATGAATATCGGCCTATATCAGTCCCGGCTTTTCTCATGCCTAAATCATAATGATAAATGGGTATAGTTGTTCTGTATGATATTTCGACGGTAGATCCAGCTGGAATTGCCGACCTAAATGTTATTGTTGTAAAGCTGTTGTAGTATGTTATGGTGTAATCAGTCCTTACTACCCCATCAACACTCACACTGATAGTACTGTTCTGATCGGCAGGGTATTTTGTAAAGAATGCAGTTTGAACACCATATTGGCTGGCAATTTCAGACTCGACACGATCTAAATATCCATCTTTGTTCCTTAAGTCACCGATGCTGAGGAATTCATTGCTCTCTTTGTCATACATCTCAAACGAATTAAAATCCATCTGAATATGTATATCTGTGGGTTGCCCGATTGTGATGGTATCATTGAACGACGCAATCACATTCCCCGCGGCGTCCACGATCTGGAAGAGCTTCGCGTTTACGCTCTCACCGTCGATGGTGCCGCCCTTCAATCGCGCCGCGGACATGAAGCCGGTCACGATCATGCTGGCGTTGATCCTGCCGTCCATGGTGATGGCCACATCGTCGAAGGGGCCGTCATAGCCGCTGTGGGAGTGGCCCAGGCCGTTGAGATTCCACCTCCAGACGTTCACGGCGGTGTTGACGTCGTCGGTGTCCATGATCAGCAGCTCATTCGGGTGCCCGTCGGCGTCGGTGTTGATCACCAGGTGCCCGCCCAGGCCGCCCTGGATCAGCTCTGTGGCATGGTCCAGCGCGGCCTGCAAATAGGATTTGGTGGGCACGATTTTGAGTATGCCCTCCTCGACGCTCTGCCGGATCATCTGCTCCAGATTGGCGCGGGCGGTGCCCAGCTCCATGCTGTCGTAGCGATCCAGCAGCGCGTCCCACACCACGCGGATGATCTGCACGTTGTTCACGACCACGTTGCCGGGGCCATAGATGACGTTGACCTTGTCGCACAGCCGCACGCGCTGGAGCGGGGCCACGGCGGAATATTCGTCGGTCTGCCACATCTGGGCAAAGCTGATTTTGATGTTGTCGGTGGGCAGCCATGATTGGTTGTTCCGCATGCGCTGCTCCGCCTTGGCCCGCACCTGGGCCTCGGTGGGCTTGGTGTCCCAATTCTCCGACAGGTCCATGGCGATGATCTCCGCGTTGCTGGCATCATAGCCCTCTGCGTATACCACGCCCGGGGTCACCAGCTCTCCGGTCTCCGGATCGGCCCAGAATGGCACCGCGCCGCTGTAGGATTCCCAGTAATTCAGATCCCGGGAATAGTCGGTCATGTTGACGCCGTAGCGGATGGTGACGCCGGTTTCCCTGCCGCGATTGAGCCACAGCTTCACCGTGAAGCCGTCCCACTCATAGTCGCCCTTCCCGAAGGCGTCCAGTATGCTGCCCGCCTTGCCGCCCAGGGTTTCCCGGACGGGCGCCGGCGCGGTAACGGCAAAGCTGCCGCTGGTGGTCTTGTCGGTCCAGAATGTGAAGGGGTTCGCATTATAGGTCTGCTGCTCCATGGCAGCCAGCGCCGCCGCGCATGTGGTGGCGGTGAAAGGCTTCAGGATCACCCGGCTCAGTCGATAGGAGATGTGATGGGCGTAGAAGGTCACCACGCCGTCGATGGGCTCGGAGCGCGCGTAGATGTCGAAGGGCTGGGCAACGCCGCTTTCATCGTGGGTCACAAATATGATGCGGCCCTCCTGTATGTTGGCGTAGTTGTGGCCGGTGACCGGATAGGTGAACTGGACCTCGAATATGCCGTTGCGCTCCTCGGTGACCTGGCACATGCCGCAATCCGGCAGGCGGCCCAGGCCGTTGGATCTGAATTCGGTCTCGCCGCGCTCGTACAGAATCGGAATCATACGGTCCACCACCTCGGCATTAGTTGGATGTCGTCAAAACCCGTGAAGTTCAGTCTGTTCTGGCCCGGATTCAAAACCGGTGTGTCCGTGCCGGTATAGAGCACATCGGCGTTGCGGGCCGTCGCGCCGGTATAGCACTCCATGAGCTCGCAGTCGATGGTGATCGTCTCGTTCTCGTTGTTTTGCACGGTGTAGTAGTTGAGCGTGTTGATCCTGAAGGTGCCATTGCCCCGCAGGCGCAGCTTCGGCTTCGCGTCAAACAGCGTCGGGTTCTCCAAAATGGGAGAAGTGCCGGTGAAGGCGACATACTCCTCCCCGGACTTCAAAAACCTCTGGGGCTTCACGTTGAAGCTCAGTTCGAACTTCGCGGCCCGGAGGCGCTGCGTCACCTCCGGGTCAAATGGGCCGGTGTACATGGCCATGCGGTACTCATCCGGGTGGTAGCTGTCCTCCAGCCGGAGATATGAGGGCTGTGAGAGCAGATAATTGCGCAGCGCGGCGATGTTGCTGTCGAAATTCCGGCAGATGAAGGCCGGATAGACCAGCTCATAGTTTTGCAGCCGGTCGGCTTTGACGATCAGATCGCCGTTGCGGCCGGGGATTTGCAGCATTTGCACCTCCCGGGCCGGGGCGGAGAAGGTGCCCGGGCCGCTGATGTAGACCCCGAAGTCGGCGCTGCTCACGCCGTTTATCATGAGGTAGTTACGCATAGGCCGCGCTCCTTTCCTGCATCTCCCGGATGAACACGCGCTTCACCGCCGCGGCGATCTGCTCGGCGGACTGGCCCGGCTGGGTGTTGATGGTGAAATTGAAGGTCTGATTGCCGCCCAGCCGCGCGGGCTGGCTGGTCATGGGCGTTACGATGGCCTGGCCGTTGACCACGCGCACGTATTCCGGCGCGTGCTCGCCGACGATGGCCCGCTGGCCCTCCTGCAGGATGCCGCCGTTGGCCAGCAGCTTGTCGATGCGGCCCCAGCTGACCTCCTGAAGGTTCGCGCCCCAGTGGATGCCGCCCAGGGAACCGCCGCCCAGAAAGTCCGGCATTTTGCCGAAGTCCACGTCGATGCGCAGATGGTTGTTGATGCCCCGCACGACCTTGTTGATCGCGCCCTCCACCTTGTCGATCATCCAGTTGATGGCGTCGATCACGGCGTTTATGGGCGCTTTCATGTAATTGCTCATCGTGGCAAATATCGAGCCGAAGCCGCTGACGATGTTGCCCCACGCCGCGGACCAGTTGCCGGAGAAGACGTTGGTGATAAAGTCGATGATGCCCTGCAAGGCTGGCTGGATAGCCTGCACCGCGCCGGTGAACTTCTGGTTGATCCAGTCCACCACCGGCTGGAAATAGGCGTTCCAGGCGGCCTTCAGGTTGGTTCCCAGGCCCTCAAACCACGTCTTCGCGTTGTCGATGGCGGTCTTGAAGCCGGTGGTGATGGCCGATAGCTTTTCGTCCACAGTGGCCTTTGCATTGGTGAACCACTCCGTCAGCGCGTTTTTGCGTTCCTCGAACCACTCTGAGATAGCCTTCCCGGCGTTCTCTGCCCATGCTTTGATCTCATCCCAGTGCGTGACGATGGCAGCCACCACCGCACCGATGGCAACGACGATACCAACGGGGCCGGTTAGCAGGGAGATCACGCTGCCGATGCCGGTGATCAGTCGCCCGCCGATGGCCAGCACCGGGCCGATGGCCGCGACGATCGCGCCGATCTTGACGATGGTCTCCTGCTGCGCCGGGGTCAGGGCGTTGAACTTGTCCACGAGCCCCTGAATAAATGTGATGACGGTTTGGAGGTGCGGAGCCAGCGCCTCACCGATGGAGGTGACCAGCACGTCAATAGAGCTTTTCAGCTTCTCGATTGAGCCGCCGAACCCGCTCATCATGGCCTCGGCCATCTCTTCTGTGGTGCCGGCGCAGTTTGCGAGAGCCGCGTCCAGTTCGCCCACGTCCTCCGGCGCGGTGTTGATCAGCGCCAGCCACGGAGCCATCTGGTTCTTGCCGAAGATGGCGGACGCGGCGGCGATCTGTTCGGACTCTGACAGCTTCGAGAAAGCGTCATGCAGCTCTCGCTGGACCGTGATGGAATCCTTCATGGATCCGTCCGCATTGGTGACGGAGATGCCCAGCGCTTCCATTTTCTCCGCGCCATCCTTGGCCGGAGAGACCAGGCGCGCAAGGCCGGTTTTCAGGGAGTTGGCCGCCTTATCCGCCTCGATACCGTTGTCCGCCATCACGCCCATGTAAAGGGCCGCGTCTTTCACGTTATATCCAGCAGCAGAAAAGATCGGTGCTGCGACGGACATGGCGTGCGACAGACTGTCCACGTCCAGTGCGGATTTATTGCAGGCCGCCGCGAACACATCGGCATAGTAACCGGCGTCCTCGAAGCTGCCGTGAAAGCCGTTGATGGTGGCGACCAGGCCGCCGGACACGGTATCCAGGTTGCCGCCCTCGCCAGCTGCAAGATTCATGGCGGGTGCGAGCGCGGCGGCGGCCTGCTCAGCATCCAGACCGGCGCGGGCGAAGTTCAGCGTGGCGGTGGCGGCGTCCTTCATCCCGAAGGTGGAGTTGGCCGCCGCGTCCTTCATGGCCTTGTTCAACAGCTGTGTTTGTTCCTCGGTGTTGCCCATCGTTTTGTTGGTGAGCTGCATAGTCTTGTCGACTTCTGCAAAGCTCGCCACGCCTGCCGTGCCGACAGCAACCAGCGGCATGGTGACTTTTTGCGTCAGCTGGTCACCTGCCGCGGAAATCTTCTTTCCGACCTCCTGCATCTTCTCCGCCACGGCTTTGATCTGCTGCTTGGCGACGGACCCGAAGTCCTTATACTCCTTTTTGAGGTCCTTCAGCTTGGTTTCGGTCTCAATGATCTCCCGCTGGAGGGCGTCGTACTGCTCAGGCGTTAAGGAGTCTTTCTGGACCGACTTCAGCTCTTTCAGCCGGTCCTGTGTGGATTTGATCGATGTCTGAAGGTTTTTCTGCTTCTGGGTCAGCAGCTCGGTGTTGCCCGGGTTGAATTTCAGCAGCTTGTCGATGTCCTTCAGGTTGCCCTGGGTAACGCTCAGCTGTTTGTCTACATTTTTCAATGCGGTAATGAGCGGGCCGGTTTCCGCGCCGATCTTAATCGTGATGCCCTGAATCCTCTTGCTTGCCACTATCTCACCACCTTATCCAAACGGGCTTTCGTCTTCATCCGGCAACAGCGCATAATCAAATTCGTCGTTGCCGCGCTCGATCAGTATGTCAATGACCTCTCCGGTCTCTAAAAAATCCAGGTCGGACAGTGTGAGCCCGACCTGGATGGCTCTCAGCATAAAAACTGAGACGTTCAGCTGCCGCTCTGTGCGGCGTCCTCTTTTTTTTCGCTGGAATGCTGCTTGTTCTGCTTGGCGTACAGCTCGATGATGGCCGCGGAGGGCTCGGCGAAATCGTAGGTGTCGAACAGGTCGATCCAGTCCAGATAGTCGTCGATGCTCAGCTGGTTCATCACGCTGCGGTCGCCGTGGGCCTCGGCCATGGACTTCATGATGAAGCCCATCTGCATGGCAAAGGTGATGCCCAGGGCCGCGCCGCTTTCGCTGGAGGATGCCTGGGCCTGGATCTCAAAGGGATCCTCATCAAAGATGCGGCGGTAGAAATAATTGCAGCTTGACACCGCCAGCATCTCCACCTCGCGGCTGCCGATCTGTATCTTTTTGCTTGCCATGGATTAACCTCCCTGCCCGGGCGTCTGCGCGGGCGTCTGCGAGGACGTCTGCGCGGGCGCGGTGGGCAGCTGCACGGCGGTAAACCAGTTTGTGAAGGCCGTCGCGTCGGTTTCCGGGGTGGTCTCGGCGTGGTCGAACCACTTATCGAAGCCCGCCACGTAGATGCCCATGGACGTGATCGTGGAGGTCTCGGTCTGGGGCTCCTTGCTGCCCTCGGTGGTGGCGCTGCCGACGGTGGGCGCGGTGGCCACGCAGTTGTACATCACGTAGCGCCGGCGCTTCTTGTCGTTCATGGTCTCGAAAAGCAGCGCGAAGTGAACCTCTGCGGGGTTCATGTCCTCCAGCAGCAGGCCCTTCTGGTCCTCGATATAGCCCAGCACCTGCTTTTTGAAGGCGTCGATGACGCGGGCCATCTCAAGATCGCCCTGGCGGGTGCCCGGGGCGGAGTTGAAGTAGTATACGCCGTCATCGGCATACCAGGGCTCGCCGGAACCCTGGGGCTCCATGGCCAGGTTGCGCGCGCCGGGGAAGGTCACGACGTCGCCATAGGTGGCGCTGCCGTCCTCGGCGATGGTGGCGATGGCGAACGCCACGCGCTTCAGGCCGAATTTGACTTTGTTTTCATTGGTTCCAAGAGCCATTGATCAACACCTCCGTTGTGTATGTCGTCATGTATATCCTCTCATCGTTGAGGTATGTGCAATCCTTGTCGAAGGGCAGGTCGTTGGCGTTCAGCACGTCCTCGATGGCCCTTTCGTGCACAAAATCCTTGTTGTCCGCGTAGAGCTCGATGGACAGCGTCTCGATCTGCACATAGTTGCGGTCGTCCGCCGTGAAGGGGTTGTTGCCCGAGTACAGAAAACAGATGAACGGCGGCTTCTGTGGGCTGTCGAAGTGATCGTAGGCGTTGGGGATGCCCACCGACGCGATCATGGCGGCGACTTCCTGGGTGGTCATAGCTTTTTCAGCACCTCCTCCGGAAATGTCCTTGCGATCTCCTCGGCTACAGGTTCGATGTGCACATGCGCCGGCGTCCGCGGATAGGTCCGCCCGGTGCCATTGCGGGTGACGTGGCCGTGCTCCAGCAGATGCGTGAGCGCCGGGTGGTTGTTGAAGATGGTCACCTCAGCGCTCAGCCTGGTCTTTTTGACCTGGTATGTCCAGCCCTTCGCATATTTCCCCGTGATCTTCCTGCCCTTTTTGACCGGGAAGGTCTCGCGGCTCTTTCTGCGCACCGCCGCCGCACCCGCCTTGCCCATCTCTGTGGCCACCTGATCGACGTCGTGCTGCACCTCGGTGGCGTATTCGTTGAGCATATTGGCTATGGTGCTGTTCAGCTTATCCAGCGCAGTGACTTTGCCCACCGTTCACACCTGCCTTTTTCTCCACGTAGATCTCCAGATCGTCGGTCTGCGGCACGCGGAAGGTGCGGTAGATGGCGTAGCGCGCCCCGGCGTATTCGCATTCGTCCTCTCCCCTGTATTCGGCGTGGAACACAGTAAACTTGTACTCCGGATTCAGGCCGCGCTGTCCGGCGTCGAAGAACTCGGCGCGGCTCACGCTTTCCACCCGGGCGAAGATCTGCCTGGAGTATTCCTTCCCATCGCGCCATACGCCGTCCTGATCCTGGGCGCGCTTATGGCCGATCAGTTTGATCGTGGTGTCAGTCATTGCCGCTCTCCGCCTTCTCTCCGAACACACGGTTGTTCAGGGCGATGCGCAGCATCATCGGCATGCCCTCCATGGAGTCGCGCCGGCGCCACATCCACGCGGCATACATCACCACCAGTTGGGCGTCCTCTGGCGTCGTGATGTTGAGCGTCTGCGCGCCCTCCTTCACGATGTAGGCCATGGCGGAGGTGATGTACTGGATCAGCCGCTCATCATACGCCGTGGAGGACATGATGCCCAGATCGGTTTTGAGCATGGCCAGCAGCGGAAGCTTGGCCCGATTGTCTGTGGTATCCATCTACATCACCTCCGAAGTGGATTAGGCCGCCGTGACGGTCACGGTGCACTGTGCGGTCAGGCCTTTGGCCGTGGTCACGGTGATCACGCTGGTGCCCGCGGCCACGCCGGTCACAACGCCCGCATTGCTGACGGTCGCCTTGGCTACGGTAGCGCTGTCCCAGGTGTAAGTGGTCTGCACACCGTAGGGCGTCAGTACCGGCGCCAGGGTCACGGTATCACCGACCTTTACGGTGGCGGTGGCAGGCAGCCACACGGCCGTCGGCGTGTTGGCTTTGTCGCCCGCAAAGGTCACGCTGGTGGTGGGCTCGGTGCCCTTAATGCCGATGAGCACAAACGCCTCGGCGATGATGGGCTTGCCGTCCCAGCGTACCGTGCCCTTGAAGACGGTCTGGTCCGCCAGGAACAGGTAGTGCTCGGAGCTGGCGAAGCGCTCACCCGCGCGCTCGATCATGCGGTAGAGCTCGAAGTAGCCCATGATGATGTTGTTGTCCGGGATGATGGATTCCGGCAGCACCTCGATGATACCGCCTAACACCGGCATGGTGCCGTTGACGCTTGAGGTGATCGCGCCGGTGGCGTCGATGTTCATCGCCTCAGCGATCAGGGCGGTATAGGTCTTTTCGTTCATCAGCCAAACCTTTTCGCCGCGGGCATAGGCGCCCTTCGCCGCGCCGGCCGCCAGCGCGATCTGCTGGAACAGCGCGAGACCGGTGTATGTGTTGGCGATGGTGACGATGTTGGAGGTATGCAGGTCAACCCAGGGACGCGCGGTAGGCGAATAATCCGCGGGCTGGCTCTGCTGGGCCAGGCGAGTCACGATGCCCATGGGCATGTTGTTGCCCTTGCCGTAGATGATGGTTTTGTCATCGGTGTAGCCGATGGACTGGCCCAGCGTGGACAGGATCTCGGCGGTCAGGTCGATGTCGCTGTCCTCTATGTTGGCATTGCACACGGTGAAATAGCCACCCAGCTTCCAGCAGCCGAAGGCGTCCTCAAAGAAGGACATGCTCAGCTCGTTCAGATTGGCGCAGCATTCCGTCCATACGGCCTCGGGGATGCCGCCGGAAATCAGGATACGGGCCTCGCCGTTGACGCGGCTGACGGTGACGTGCCTGTACAGCTTGGAGTAGCGCAGCACGTTCTCACGCAGGATGCCCAGCAGCACCTCGGGAACGGTCAGGCCGATGTTGGCGATGGCGCGGGTCTGCTTGGTCTGGCGGCTGGCGCGAATCTGGTCCTTGATGGTCTCCAGGAATTCCTTGACTTCCTCTCGCTCCACAAGCGCCTGCTGGTCGGCATAGGTCATGCCGCGGAACACCAGCGCACGGGTGTCCATGTGCTTCTTGTCAGTGTGGTTCATGTCGGTTTTATCCTCCCTCTTCTCGTTTTCACCCGCGGGCGTCTGCGTCCCGGCGGGCGGGTCAGTGTTCTGCTTCTGCTCCTCGGCGGCAAGGTCATTTTCCAGGCCCTCGATCTCACGCTGGAGATTGTCGATGGCCTGCTCGTTTTCGTCGCGTTCGGTCTCGAACTCGGCGACCATGCCCTCCACCGCGGTGCGCTGTTCCTCGGTCTCGACTTCCTCGATGGCCTTGGCCAGCTCGGCCTCCTTTGCCTCATGGGCGGTGCGCTTCTCCAGCAGCCCGTTCAGCTGCTTGCGCTTCTGGTCGATCTGCTTCTTCATCAGCAGCGCTTTAAGTGCCATGCTTGATCCTCTCTTTCATGTCGTTCTTCCACGCCTTTAGGCGGCGGGCTTCCATGGCGTCCCGCTGGGCCGTTCGCGCGGAGATGTTGGTGGCCTCATAGGCCGGGAAGGTGCAAACGGAGATTTCATAGAGCTCGACCTCGTAGATCGTCCAGTGCACGGAACCATCCTCCCGGAACTCGGTTTCCTCTCGGATGATTCTGAACCCGATCGAGCACTGCGTGACATCCCTCCGCTGAACCCGTGCCCAGGTGTTCATCGCGTCGCCATCTTTCGGATTGATGGCGATGCGTGCCCACAGGCCGATTTCATCCTGTCGAAGGGTGACAGTCGCCGCGGTGGTGCGACCGAGTACAAGCGTGGAGTCGTGGTTGGTCAGCGCTCTGACATCTCCATTCAGCGAACCCGTGAAGGCCCCGGGCGCGATGCTCTCGCTCATGCCCGCGTCGATCACATAGTCGCTGTTAAAAACGGCGAAATAGCCCTCGATGATCGGGGAATCGCCGTCCTCCCGTGTGGTAAAATCAGTGATTGCCGCCCGAAGCTGGCGGTTCTGCCGTTCCATCTGCTTTTCCATTTTGCCTCCTCCTCAGCGGGCAGCGGTCGGCGCTGGGCGTCAGCGTCCACCAGCCTTTGCATGTCTTGAAGTATACGTTGCCGCACAGGTCATTCTCCGCGTCGCAGAATATCCGCATCCCGCTGATGTAGCGGGCATGCGGGCAGGTGAGCTTCGGCGTCATGTGTTGCCCACCAGCTTCTTCTGCTGTCCGGCCATCTCTTGCGGGATGTAATTTTCCAGCACGCGGTATTCCGTAAGCCCTGCGGGCGGCAGGTGCATCCGGTCGCGCCACGTATCGCCGTTGACGTATCCACGATCCGAACCGGCCAGCAGCACGTCGGAAACGGATTTCAGGTCGTAGTCTATGAGGCTCCAGTAGTTAAACTGGAGATACCACTTCGGCGATGTGATCAGAACCCGGGTCAATTCCTGGGCAATGTTCTGCGCGATTATCTTGATCCGCGTCTGGATAAAGCTGTTCCACTCCTCGCGATTGAAACTTCCCACACCCAGCAGGAACGCCGGCGCGCCCACCACGGCGGCGACGGTCTTTTTGTCCAGCTCCACGGTGTCCTTGATGGCCAGATCCGCGAGTGTCAGCGGTTTGATCTGCTGGACTTCCATCTGGTCCAGCGGGATCAGCCACGGTTCACCTGCCCGCGCGGTCTTGATGTACTTGTCCAAAAAGTTGGATCGCTGCTGGGGATCGCTGAACAGGTTGTCATTGGACGCCGCCCTGATGATCACCGATGGCTTCCACTCCGTGGACATGTAGGCGTTTTCCGTCTTCTGGGCCTGTTTCAGGTTGTTGGCGATGTCCTTCAAGGTCACCGTCACGCCCTGACCCTGCCACAGGTATAGCGGGTTGGGGTTATGGGTGATGTGGATGAGATCATCCGGGTTCCGCGCCTGTCCGTCGATCAACACCCGGTATTCCCGATAGCTGCTCCCAACGGGCATGAACTGCACCCGGCTGGCGGCTATGGGCTCCAGGCTTTTGAGGATGCCGCCGTAGGTGTGCGGGATCACGATGGAGTTGCCCTTGCCGTACAGCAGCAGGTTCATGACGATGGCCGTCATCCACTGCGACCGCGTCATGTTGCCGTTGGGCGTGATGTCGATCATCCGGGAAAGCTCATTGACGATGCGGATGTCGCCGTCGTCCGTGTTGCTCATCAGGTAGATGGTCATGCTGCCGATCAGCTCCGCGATGCGCAGGCACGCGGTCTGTATTTCGGGATTATCGGACAGGCGGGTGTAGCCAGGCGCGCACAAATCGCTGTCCGACAGCCATATCGCCACCGACGGCCTGGGCGTCTGGGCCGGGTTGTCTGCCCGAATCCTGGTCTTCTTGCGCTTGCTCAATTTTCATCACCTCACCATGTCCACTGTTTTTTCTTCTTCTGGGTCTCCTCCAGCATTCGGATGCACGCAAAAACCGAAGCGTCGAACAGGTCAATTCGATGCTCCGGCTGTGTCTTGTCGTATTGGATTAAATCGTCTGCCTTTTCGATGGCCTTGACGTTGGCCACGCAATACTCGTAGGCCTCCGAGTGGAGGTAGTACAGATTGCCGTCCTTGGCGGCCTTTTCGATGTGGCGAAATCCCTTGGATTTCAGGATGTACAGCTGCGGCTGGTCCACGATGGTGAACCCGGCGCGCTGCATCAGCGGGATGTACTCCTCGCCGGCGAACTTCCGGTCATGGCCTACGGCCTTGATCCTGAATCCCTGGGCGCGCATGCCTACAAACCACTGCACGATATCGCCATAGTTGACGGTCGGCGCGTTGCACATGGTCAGCCAGCCGTCATCCTTCCAGCCGAAGAGCGGAATCCCGTCCTCATCGGCCTTGCGCGCCGCCTCCGGCAGCGGGAAGAAGGCGTGCGTGATGCAGATGTCCACGCCGTTGTACTGGCCATACAGCGCCGCCGCGGTCAGATCGTGCACGCGGGAAAGGTCCGCGCCGCCATACCAGTCGATGGGCAGCTTTGCCAGCTCCTCCAGCGTCCAGCTGTGCGCCGCGTCCGAGCGCTTGAACTCCGTAATGTCGAAATAGGCGTTCATCGCCGTGGTGTAGACGTTCAGCGATCGGCTCAGGAAGTCCTTGCGCTGCTGCGGGTCGTTCTGGGCCTGAAGCGCCTCCTGCATCATGTCCGCCGGGCGGATGGTGACGCCGAAGGATGGGTTTGCCTTGCGGTGCTGCACCGGGTCGGTGTAATCCACATTACTCTTCTCGTCCTGGTCTGCCCGGGCGATGAATACGAAAAGGCTGTCGTCCTTGACCTCGCCGTTGACCACCTTTATGCCATACTGCAAACGGCGATAGCAAAAGCTGTTGATGTTGTCGCCCGCGGTGGTGATGCCGATCATCAGCTTGTTGGTGTAGGCCTTGCCCGCCTCCTTGAAGCGGTTGTACTGAGACGCGCGCTTCATCGCCTGGATTTCGTCGGCTATGGTAAAGGGCGCGTTGAAGGAATCCTGAGCGTCCGGGTTGGAGGCCAGCGCCTCGATGTGGATGAAGCCGCACGGCGCGCCGTACTCGTCGAAGAAGTCATAGTGCAGACTGTGCTCGGCGTTGTTGTTGCGCACCCGCCATTCGTCCACCATCCCCCGGTAGCGCAGGGTGTACAGGATGTCCTCGAAGCTCTCGCAGGCCTGTTTGAGGGATGCGGCCACGATGTAGATCTTCGCGCCGCTTCGCCGCTCCAGCAGTCCGATCCCAAAGGCCAGTGCCGCCGCGAACAGTGTCTTGCCGTTTTTGCGTGGGATGTAGATAAACGCCTCTTTATACCGACGCTCCCGGCGTCCCTTATAGTAAAACCCCAGCAGGTTGTAGATGCAAAACACCTGCCAGGGTAGGAGTATAAACGGTGTATTTGTCAATGGCGTGCCGTCCAGGGCCTGACCCTGCTTGTGGACCATGATCCGCTCCACGATGTTGCACACAAAGTCCGCGTCCTTCGTGCGCAGGGTCAGGTCCTGGCGCTCCAGGTCCTCCAGGAATCGCCGGGCCGCGGCCACGACCTCGGCGCCCGCGATGATCTCACCGGCCACGACTGCGCGGGCGTAGGTCACGGCGACCTTTTTGAATCGCTTCGCCCGCTTAGCCAAATCCGCTCAGCGCCTTCTCCATTGCGGATATCTTTTTCTGCTTCATGGCCTTCTCATCGATGCGCTTCAGGCCCGCCGGTGTCAGGCCCAGGTCGCGCCAGTAGGCCAGCGCGTCCCGGTTGAGGTCGTTGATCAGACGCAGGATCGGATTTTGCACCGTGTTCGTGGCTCCGGCTTTGTTGGTATGTTCCACCAGCACCTTTGACCCATTGAGCACAAACAGATCTTCGGCATCGTCCCGGCGCTCCAGTATGGAGGCCAGCGTGGAGATCACATTGTCAAACCACGGGCGATACGTGCCCGCCTGTTCGCAGTTGATCCTGATGATGTTAATCCATCCCAAACGGTCCACACATTCGCCCCCTTTCTTTGCCCCAGGACCCCCTTTCCCCAAAAACCGCGTCTATTTGGAAAAGGC